CCTACACGTCTGTGTATCCTCATCACAATCAGTCAAACAGTCAAAGTATTCAGAAATCAAATCATTTTCATTCTCCTTATCATAAGACTCCATATTATGCCAATAAGCAAGTTGATTAAATGAAATTAAATTATGCATGATAACCTCCACACACAAAGAACTTATAACAAAGTAAATTTTAGATTCATTTGCTCTCACTCCAACATTCTATCAGTATATATGAAAATTCTAACAAAACCTTAATAAAAATTTATGCCTACTAGTTTATACCTATAAAAGAAGCACCCCTTTCGGAGTGCTTTTTCTTGAATGCCTTGAGTCTTGCTTTTGCTTGCCTCAGTGCTTGGGGTTTAAGTTTTCGTTTTTGTTCTTTCTTGGAATGATGCTTCCAGTTTGGGACTTGCATTGTTCTTGGGTGTATTAGGACACCATACGGGAAAAACCTTTGATCTTCTCAAACTTTATGACACTTTCAAATCTGTCTTCCATTCCAGTCTTATGAGAAATAACAAAAACATTAGTATCCTTAATCACATAACGAATGATTTTGAGAAACTCTTCCGTTCCAAAACCATCCAATGAACTATCAAATACTTCATCAAGAATTAAAAGATTTGTATTTGTAGAATTCTTAAACTTGGCAACTTCCCTCCAAGTGAAAAGAAGTGCCAAGTCAATTCTTTGTTTTTCACCTTCACTAAAGGAAGAATAAGAAAAATCTTCGTGAATTGGAGATTGAACAGTTTCGTTAAATTCTTCATCCAAAGTGAAATTGATGTAGAAATCCATCATTTGAAGATACCTATTAACCTGTTGATTGATTAATGGCAAGTACTTTTTGATTATCTTGGATTTTACACCACTGTCTTTCAAAAGGGAATATGAAAAATCGTGATACTGTATGGAATCTTTCCTCTTTAACAAATCATCATATGTGTATTTTAAACTTTTATTAAATTGTTCTAACTTTTCATGTTCAGTATTTCTGTTTGCAAGGTTCTCGGTAATAGTTTGAACTTCACATTGTAGATCACGGACTTGTCGCTGTAATCCGTTAATCCGAATATTGTTTTGAGAAATTCCATAAGTTAGGGATGTTACCTCTTTTGAAAGACTAAGAAATTGATGCTCTCTTTGTTCTTCCTCTTTAATTGCCTCTTCCAGTTTTTTATAACCAGATTGCAACTCTTTTGCACTATTTTGAGCATCTACAATTCTATTTAACCTAAACGACTCTTCAATATCTTGAGTGCAAGTAGGGCATACCGTATTATCACTAAAAAACTGATGCTCTTTTGTAATTACAGATACTTTCTGAGAGAGTTTTCCTTTAAGTCCTCCCAACTCACGAAGTTTCTCAGTTGCTCCAGAATAAGATTCAAGTTCTTTTTGAAGTTCATCAATCTTATCTTGAATTTCCTGATTCTCTTCTGAGTAATTGCCAATTTCATCAAGAAACTTGGTAATCTTTGTTTCGTTGGCATTTATCTTGGCATTACCACGATTCTCAAGTTCTTCAATAAAGTTTTTTTGCATATTAACTTTATCTTCCAAAGAAGACTTCTTAAGATCAAGTGTCTTAATTTCCTCTCTAATATTTCTAATCTTTTCCTTAATAACAACAGTCATATGAGAAAAAATTCTAATATCCAAAAGATCTTCAATAACATCTCTACGATTTGAAGAAGACAATTGCATAAAGGGAACAAAGTTACTGCTACCCAAAATAACAATTTGAGTGAAAGACTTATAGTTCATCTTGAGAACATTTTGCTCAAACCATTTCTGCTGATCAACTGCAGATGCGTTCTGATCCATCAAAGATGAGTTCTTATAAATCTCAAAAATGTTTGGTTTGATACCACGCCTAATCAGAAATTCATTTGTTCCAATTTGGAATTCAATCTCAACTAGGCAATCCTTTTCGTTAGTTGAGTTGACAAGTTGTGGTTTATTAATACCACGAAAAGATTTTCCGAAAAGAGAAAAAGTCAGAGCATCCAGAACTGTACTTTTTCCCGCACCATTAGTTCCTATGATTAGGGTAGTATTGCTTTTTTCAAAATCAAGTTCAGTAAATTGAGTTCCAGTTGAAAGGAAGTTTTTCCAACGGATCTTCTTAAATAAAATCATCTTCTTCTATATTATCAGGAGGAATTACAATATCATTTTGAGTAAAAATAGCATACTCATATCCGTGCCCTTCACAGGCTTGAATTAACATATCGGCATCGATTTCCATAACTTTCATTTTTGGAAAATCTTTGTCTTCTAACATCATCGCAAATCTATCAGCATCATCCTCTTGCTCAAACATATAAAGGATTTGCTGCCCTTCTTCACTTTTTGCAGAGTATGCCCCTTGATCTTCGTTTCCGTCTATTGTAATTATGAACATTTTACGTCATTTCGCACGCTTCCTGATAAACTTCACGAATCAAATTTTTGAGAGTTGACTTATCCAACTCAATTTCCGATTCTTGAATATATCTATCTAGTATGGAAAAAGTATCTTCAGATTCAAAATGTCCAATATCTTCAACTTCTTGAATTTGAAAGTTTTCAACAATCTTTAAATCATTAACATTTGAAGCGTAGAGTTTGTCAATAAATTTTTCAAATTCAATTTGATCAGATTTTTTTCGAACAATAACTTTAACAATCTTATTTTCATATTCATCAAAATCAAATTCATTGATTGGAGTATTTTCATAGTAAACATTATGAAAAACTCGATATGGATTGTTAATGTGAGTATGTTCTAGAGTTTCAGTATCAAAGATTGTAAATCCACGAGTGTCATTTACATCAGTCCAATAAATCTCATATGGATTTCCTAGGTAGAATATTTTTCCATTGTCCGATCTAGTGTGATAGTGACCAGAGTAGACCCTATCGAACTTCTCAAATAGTTTGCTGTCCAAACCGTGCTCCATGACGATTTGTCGATTAACTCTAAATCCTTGGAGTTCAAGGTGCCCCATCGCACACTTGCAAGATGTCTTTTGAATAAGTTTGAGAGTTTCTTTTTCATTTTCTTGATTAATCCAAGGTAGAAGTAAAATATTAAGACCTTCAACGCTAATTTCAGTTGCTTTGCTATAAGTCTTTACATTTGGATAATTCTTCAGAAGAAGTTCTGGAGAATTAATATTGTTTGTATTCTTATAATAAGTATCATGATTTCCAATAATCATATGGACATCATAATTTTTAAGAGGTTCAAAGACAACACGCTTTGCCCATTCTAAACTTTGATAATCAATTGATTTACGACTATCAAAAGCATCTCCCATATGAATAACGGTATTAATCCCGTACTGTTCCAGCGTCGGGAAAAACACGTTTTTATAGAATTGCTCAAAATAATCGTGAAAAAATTTAGAACCTTTGCGAGCACCGTAATGAGTGTCCGTAATAATTGCAACTTTCATTCAATAGCGGAGTTTAATCTGAACATTCTCCTTGATACTATTATAGTCGGAATAGTTCCCGCCGTCAATCTGGTTGTCATCAACGAACACTTCATCGTATCCAGTCTTTTCCAGAATCTTATTTTTAATCTCTAATTGACGCTTTTCTCTTTGAATCCTTCTCAAGAATGCGTAGTGAATAATTTGAGTAAAGTATGCAAAGGGATTAGTTGATTTTGCTGGATCGAAGTTGTGAATATACTGAACACAATTTTCGATTCCATCAGAAATCATATCATCAATAAAAATGTAATTAATGAAGTTTGTTTTATACGACAAGTGAGTGGCAATCTTCAAAAAACATTCTCCAAGATAATTTGGGATGGGAGGTTTTCCTTCCCAATGCTTACCTCTTTCTTGCTTTGGTAGAGTCTTTAAATCTACATCGAACTTTTCTTTATACGAAGCTTCTACGCTCTTTCTATAAAGAACCATTGCTTCCAAGAGTTCCTTATTGTTGACGTAGTGCTCCGATCTTTTTCTTTTTGTCATTATCGGAGTTGGTTCGGATTGGATTATCTTCACATTTGTAGTAGAAATCATAAAATACTCAAATATATATAAAATTAATTATATCACCGAACAATAATATTCACAAGACTTGACACAGGTAGTTATTTTGATGTATACTGTGCCTTGTCACCAATGATGAATATCAATTAGCTATTATTATAGAGTTTCTCTAAGAGCTCTTTTGCTTCACTTACACTAGAAATATAACCTTGTTTTCTAGATAGATTTGGTTTACCAGATTTGAAGTTGTGGAGTTTTCTAGAAAATTCTTGGTGCATCATAATAATATCAATATCACTAGATTCTGACATTGTTAGAACTTGATCCATATCAATAATAAACATATCTTCCCTAGTTGTTTTTAACCAAGGTTCTACTTTATAACCAGAAGATCCCTTTCTAGTAGTTATTTCAGATATTTGAATGGGATTAATAAGAATCAAATAATATCTATCTTCTTCTTCAGATGCCATTACTCTGGCAAATATTTCTTCACTTGTTTTTAACTTGATTGTTGCATAGAAGTCTTCTTCCATCATTTTTTATATGCTGATTGTGACTATTTCGTAATTAAACTGTTCTTCATTATAGAGTTTTATTCTTTCAATGAAATGGTTTAATGTGTAGTTTTTCTTTGAGTTATGAGTACAATCATCAGAAATATCATAAAGAACTGCTTTCTCTTTATTTGACCCTTTTCTCAATACTCTTCCTATTGATTGTAAATTTCTAATTTTTGATTTGCTAGGTGATGCAAAAACTACGTTATGTAAATTTTTGATATTAATTCCTGTAGAAAAAACTCCATAAGAAGCGACTATAATGGCATTATTTTCTCTCTCAGTAATTTCTCTAACTAATTCTCTTTCCTCAGTATTAACTCCACCGTGAACAAAAAATACTTTTTGATTTTCGTTCTTATTGCTATTTATTAAATTGAAAAGTGGTTCTCCGTGTGCTTCAATTCGAGAAAATAAAATCAAAGTATTTCCCTTTAGATCTAAAGCAAGGTTCTTGATAAAATTATTTCTTTTTTCATGACCTATAATATATTGGATCTCATCTTCAAATACATTAAATCTTTGAGGAGGATGTTTTAATACAATACAATTAATATCCAACTTTGAAACATGACCTTGCTTCATCAACTCAACAGTTCTAGTGATTTTATAAGAAGGACCAAATACTCCTTCTAACACCCACTTATGAGTTTGAGTTCCATCCAATGTTCCAGTAAATCCAAATCTATATTTTGCGTGATGTAGATTTGACATTATCTTAATCAAAGACTTACTTTTAAAAAGGTGCGCCTCGTCTCCAATTACAACATTAAAATCTTCAAACCAACTTTTTTCAAGTTTGTAAATAGATTGCCAAGTTGTAATAACTACAGGACTCTTTGTAGTCCTTTCCTTTCCAGAATAAATTTTGTGACAATATGACTCAGCATCCCAACCGTAATCCTGGAAATCCTTGTACATCTGCTCTACCAGAGATGTCGTCGGAACAACTAGAAGAATTTTTTGCCCTTTATCCACATAATATCTTACGAGGGAATAAATCATCAGTGATTTGCCACTGGCAGTGGGGCTTATCAATAGTTTTCGATTATACCTTAACGCACTATATACTCCCTCAATTTGATAAGAACGGGGTTTATGAGTGCAAATAGAATGCATATAGTCTTTTACGCCTTCGTGTGAAATCTCCTCATTAACTTCAAATGGAAGACCGTAAAACTTATTCTCTCTAAATTCGTATGTATAATTATAAAGTTTTAATTTGTCAATAACCTTATCCAACAGTCCAGCATATATCTCTCCAGTGTGGACTGAAAGAAGTCTTATTGTTCCATCCCAGTGACGATTTCTCATCTGAGGCATAAACTTTGCCCCTGGGACTTCGAATGTAAAATGTACTTGCAGTTCATATAAAATATGAGGTTCACATTCTAACTTGATGTAAACCTCATTCTTTTTATGAATTATTACGTCACTCATAAAAAATAATAATATCTCTTATGAGTATTTATTAACCCAGTCCAGATTGGAATCTCATATATTCTATAGAGTTTTTAATCTGATAAGTTCTGTTGTGAATCATTTTAAGAATATCTTCAATGTAATTTAGCATTACATCATAGTATTCAACCTTTAAAGATATTTGTGAAAGTTTATCATCAGCACTCAAATATCTTTCCATATCAGATTTGTCTCTGATTTTTTTGGGAAAGGGATCTTCAACATAAACGTCGGGATCTGCTTTTCCAGAATAATATTGATGCCTTTCGTGTCTGATATTTCTTTTTTGCTGATCTGCTTTTTTTCTTAGTAGAATTATATTATTGTAAATGTCAAAATACTTAGCGTGTAAAACTGGAGTATTTAAAGATTCTGTATGAAGATTGTCTATATCCATTTTTGAATCTTTTTCCCACATTTCTTGAATAAATTCAAGACTGAAATTCATAAATCTTTTCCTCTCTTATCAACTATATTATACACCATATATTTAAAACTGACTTCTGCTGTCAAGTAATTAATATCATCATCAGTTGCATCAAACTCAAGAGTTGATAGTGAGTATGGAAACATTGATTTAAATATCACTTGAAAGTTTAAGTTTTGATTACTGTTTAAAACGATCAAAGTTCCATCGGAATATATATTCATTTCCGATCTATTTTGTCTTCTAATATTTACATTTTCTTTTTGTAAATCGTGAATCTGTTTAAGAGACTCTGGAAATCCCAATCCTCTCATCCAGTTTTGAATCTCCATATAATTTGATAGGTCTTCGTCTACCAAAAATCTTAGAGAGAAATCGCCAAAATCCATTTTATCTCCGGGAACTGGAATATCCTTAAGATAAGTTGGTTGATTGGCAACTCCCAAAGCAATATCTGGAATGTTTGCGGAGTTTGCAAAAAATGCAACCTTT